CCGCGACTCAGGGATTACGCTCGAACCGCCGGGCAGCCGCACAAGCTCTGGCCCTTGCTCGCCTACGCGCGCGATTCCGCCTTTGTAGTCCGTAACGCCAGAGGCGAATGAACCGGTTGACTCAGATCCCGAGCTTGAACTAGTCCCGAAGATGCCTTGGATTTTCTGCACCATAGGGAGAATGTCCGTCGAGAACGTGTCGTAAAGGCTCGACGCCATAGCCTCTACCTCAGCCATCCCCTCCTCGGTAAAGTTGTGGATTACCATGTACGATATTTTCTCACCAATGGCCGCCATCGCGGAAGCAATTGGGCCGGTGGCCATGGCTGCGTTTATCATGGCGTTAATCAGTATTTTCCCAATAGCCGCCATAAAATCTACCTTGCTCATCCCGTCTATAATCGCGTCGGAGAGCGTTTCGCCTATTGATGTTCCATACGAAGCAGAAAGCTTGTGCAACGCATTGAATGCGTTTGTCGATGCCTGGAGATACTTGTCCGTATCTCTAGAGCTAGTATTTCTAAACGTGTTTACCGCGCTGATGTACGAACTTTCGAGGCTGTTCGCAGAGATTATCGCCTCGGCATCATTGGCGATTGCTTCTTTCAACGCGTCTCTGTAACTCTCGGTCTTCTCCCGCGCCTTATCGGCAGCCTCGCCAACCTTATTAAACGCTTTGATTATGTCAGTGATGAGCGACACGGCTTGAATTGCCACCGTCACCCAATCCTGAGCAAGCGCGGCGGTGACAATTTTAATCGCCTTGGTTGACGCGCTCCCGAACAGATCCATTGCATCAGAATCGACGCCCAGGGCTTTCCCCAGGTCGGTTAGCGGAGCAACGAACTTATCAACCGTCTCCATCAGCTCGATGGTTTTCGCGATTGCTTCTTTTTCGTTCTCGACCATGTTTCTATACACCGTAGCCGAGTTGGCTTCGAGCGCGTCAAGCTCGTCAGCCAGCGCGTCAGTGTATGCGGTCGTCGGCTTCGACGCATCTTTTGCGGCTTGTTCGGCGGCAGCCTTGGCTCGGTCGGCAGCCATGGCTGCGGCATTGGCGTATCCTTGCCATTCGGTAGTTCCGCCGGACAGGGTTTTTGTTACTCCTCCGATTGATTCATTTAATCCGGTGAACGTGTCTTTCGTATTTCCGATAATCGTATCGCTTTTCTTAAGTGATTTCTGGAACAGCTCGTCTTCGGCGCGGAGTTCCTTTATCTTATCGGTGAAATCGACGTTCACGCCGACAAGCTTCATGAATTGTCGCGATCCTTTCAAGACGGCGTTTATAGCTTCGAAAAACGCTATCTGCATTTCTCCCCATACGCCCTTCCAAAAATCACCATTAAAAAGCAATGTTATCTCGTGCATCGCGCTCGTCATCTTATCGACGACGATGCCAGCCAGCCATGAGAACCATTTGCCAATGGGTCCAAACAATGCCCCAGCCGTATTCCCTAGCTCGGCCCATTTGTCGGCAAAAGACTTTGATGCCTTGTCGGTCGCCTCGACCGCCCCCCGGGCATTATTGAGTTGATCAACGAACTTCTGAAAATCCGCCGCGCCCGAGCGGATGGCGGATGCAAGCTTCGGGCCAGCGCGTGAACCGAATATCTCCACAGCTGCCGCCGTCGCCTCCGTGCTCGTCTTCGCATTCTTTATCGCGTTGAATGTTTCCTCGATGCCCGACTTCGCGTCTTTTCCTTCTTTTGCGAAATGCGCGAGCGCAGTATTGAACCCGACAAGCATCTGCGCCGAGTCGATGCCAGCCGAGTAAAACGCGGTGATGAGTGCGGTCGCGTCATTGAACGAGTATCCGGCCTGCCGCAGCACCGCTCCTCCGCTAGTCAACGCCTCGGAAAGCGCGGATACCGATTGACCGGAAAGCGTCGAAGCCTTATACAGCCGGTCAAGGATGTTCGGCATTTCAGAAACTGAAACGTTCCAGTTCCGCATGAGCTGCGATACTTCTTCAATAGCGGGGACCATCTCTTGGTGAGTAATGTCAGCAAAGTCGCCAAACATGAGCGTGGCGTTTTTGAGCGACGGCTCGGTAAGGTCAAAACGTTTCTGCAATTCGCCGAACGCGGTGGCGACTTCTTCTATCGGTTGCTCGACTCCCATCGACATCGTTTCCTTGAAAAGATCGTTCATCCTTTCAAGGTCTTTCCCCGTCATGCCGGTCGCCCTCGATATCAGCGAAGAAGCTTCGTCGTATTTTTGCCCGACATCCCATATTGCCTTTGCAGCAGCAGCGGCGGCAATCGCCAGGCCCATCGGACCCAGGAGCATCTTGGCGATTCCGCCAACGTTGACGCCGAACTTACCTAGAATAGCATCTGACGAGGAAATAGCCTGATCGAGCCCCTTGGTATCGCCGTTTATCTTTACGAGTAACTCGCGTGTCGTCACGGCGATGCCTCCTTGCTATTCCTAAAACGCATTGAACACATTTATCATGATATCCGGTTTAGGCGGTCTGAAATCGTCCGGGCTTCCACCGTTCGAAATATGCGCCAACATCACCGATTTATAAATCTGGTTTTCCTTCCATGCATCGATCATCGCAATAAGCGCCCGAGGCGTCATGTCGTAAAACTCTTCCAGGGTCAGGCCAAGCTCCGAGGTTGCCATGGTTTGAAAATAGTCCCATGGCCAATCATCCTCTAGGTCTTCGTCTGACCCGCCGTAGGGTCGTCTTTTGCTTCGGGAAGCGCCTTACCCGCTTCGCCCTGGATGACCGCGAATAGCTCCCCGATTCCGTATGCATCGATCAAATCGGTAACCTTGTCACGAGAGAACGGCTCCGCGTCTTTCTTCGCGTCTCGCATGAGCCCCGCGTATATCATGTCAATCATCGCCTCGAGCTGGCAGGAGGTAATGTCATCGTCAAGTTTCTGTTCAATCGGTTCACCTTCCGCGTTAATCTCCCCGGAAAGCTTTGAATAAACCTTTTTAATGGTTCCGTGTTTTTGCGCAAGCCATGCTTGTGCGGCGATCCCGAGCATGAACGTTCGTACCCGGTCGCCCGGGAAATCGATCTGAATCCCTTTGTTTGCTATATTCTCAGCGCCCATAGTGTCCTCCTTTGGTCGCTAAACGATAAACACGGGGCGGCCCTCTCATTGGGCCACCCCTTAAACCCTTTTTACGCGATAGTCACCGCAACGCTATACGGCGTCGCGCCGATCCCGTCAGTGTCTTTCGCTCCGGCAGTCACCGGGCAGGTCACTACCTGAGCCGACGTGAACGCCACGGTCGGGGCGAACTTCACGACTACGGTCGTGCCGGCCGCGCCTACGGTATACGTCCCGGCCTTAAGGGCTCCGGCTACGTAGCAGGGGCACGTCACGGTCGTGATCGTGGACGAGTCCATGGAGAAGGAAGCGCCGCCAGCCTTGGCGAAGGTGTATAGGATCTTCTTCGCGTCTCCGGCAGTGCCCTCGGCGGCGGTCACAGTCAAGGCTCCCAGGTTGGCGGTAGGGAGCGGAACGGTCGAGAAGAAACCGGAGATGGTAGCGGCGGCGGCGGCGTCATCGTCGGTCCTGAGCTTGTTCGAGTAGAGTCCGGTCTTCGAGGTGAGCCCGACGAAGTTGCCCTCGAGCACGAAGTCTGCCGGGCTGATGGACGCTTCCTTAGTCTTGGCGTCGATGCTGGGCTTTCGGAACTTGCCCTTGTAGAGCCAGTAGTAGTCGTACACGCTCGAGCCGGTCCGGAGCGTCTTCCATCCAATAGCGACGTAGGGGGCCTGATCATTCGTGCCCTGCTGTACCTGGCCGCCAGTGTACGTGTGCCCGAGGAGCGCGGCCTCGGCGGTCGGGCTGATGTCGCCCATGGTGATCTGGAGCTTGAGCACTCCAACGGTGTCGGCGGAGAACTTCGCGCCGTCGTCGTAGAAGCCGGTGAAAAGAGAAGAGCCCGGATCGAAAGAAATCGCCTTCGTATTCGGAAGCGCGGTGATAGTTCCCCATGTCGGGGTACCACCGACGACATCGGATGCTTAGTTCATTACGGCATAGACAATATCGGACGCGCCGATTCTAAGCCTAGGGGTATTAGCGGCCATTTATGACCCTCCTTATAAGATATCTAGCGCGGTCAACATACGTCCGTACCGCAGGACCCTATGATTAACGCGAGTGTCCGGCTCGGCCAGATCCTCGCTAAAATCCACATTGAAATAAAGCCCGGTCATGATCGAATCGAGTATTTTCACAATCGCAGTCGTCGAAACGCCCTCGGTCGTGAACACGTGCATTTCAATTGTGCTCTCCACGCCTAGCGGCTTATTGTCGTAATGATCGCTCGTCGGTTGGCTCGTTTCCCAAAGCGCGACGAGCGGGAAAAGCGTGATCGGCACTTGCGGGTATCCCTGCACGATCCGGTCAACGTTGCCGAGCGCGGCGACAAGCGCGGACGATGCGGTAAGTTTTCCGTACACCCAGGCTTTCACCTCAAGCATGGAACGCTCCTTCGGCTTCCTGCTCGGCCTTATCTATGTCGTCGTATATTTCTTTTTCATGCTTGTCGAGCGCTGGCCCCATAAAAGGACGGGGAGCCATGAGCGTTGTTCCATATTCAAGCCAGCCCCCGTATTCGACATTTGTACCTATCTCTCCGACGACTTGCTGCCCTTCATATTTGACCCTATGCGTGATCGATGAGCGGAGGCGGCCGGTCTTGATCTTCGGAGGCTCGCCCGGCGCTGAAGTCTCGGTTGACGGCCCGACGATCGACTGCTTCGCTTCGCGCTCTACGGTCAGGCAGCCCTTGAGCACGGCTTTCCCGACGTTGCTATAGACTTTCTGCCCATACTCGCGAAAATCGCCTGTCAAGGCTGCGACCTGATCATTGATATCGTCGGTCATGGCGTCACCGTGAAATTGTAGGGGCTCGCGCCCGTCCCCGTTGCGGTCGTAACAGAGAATGCGCCAGTCGTCGCCGTCGCCGGGATCGTTGCGCTTATCGTCTGCGAATCGGTAGCGATATACGTCGTCACTGCGACCGCCCCGATATGCACGGCAGTCACGCCGACGAAGCTTGTTCCGTGGATGGTCGCCACACTTCCAACGATCCCAGATAGCGGACCGAAGTAGGTCACCACGGGCTGCGCGGCCGTATAGGTCTCTCCGAAGACTGGGATTCCGAGTACGACGTGATGGATGTCCCATTCGTTCGAGCCGCGTACTTCATACAATTTGTCTTGCGCGATATCGTAAAAACGAAGGCCCTCGACGATTGAATCGTCGGCCTCGAAAAATATCTTCTTGGCTGAGGATTTTTGATCATTAAGCCCGAACAGTTTTAGTTCATTTTCATTCAAGGTATGCGGCTGAATATCGCACGGTCCCGTCTTGAGCGTGGCCCATGTCTTAATCACCATTCCCTCGGAATTGTGCGTGGTGGTAGGCGTCTGCCAGGTACCAACATGTCGAAGAATCATTCGGCGAACCTCCGCGCGTATCGAGCGATGACCGCCTCAAGATCATCGGGAAGCCCGTGCACGCCAAAGGCCGTGGCCGATCCCCATTCATAGGTCAGTTGCCCCTCCGTGATTCGCTTCAAACCCTGCGCACCATACTTCCATGACGTATTCTGAGCGGTCACCATGCGCATACACAGGTCTGTAAGATCAAGCGGGAGGCTATCGGAGCCACCCACCGAGTAATGCGTTCCTTCGGTCGGCATGTAGTATCCGGCAACGTAGGTCACTAAGTAGTCTCGGCCGCTTGCCCAGGTATCGGAGGTTAGCCCCGACGCATAGGTCGTGCTCTGATTCCACCCATCTGCCTTGTAAATCATACCTGACGCCATGTCTTGCGATTTTACTTCATAATCGGTTGACGGGATGGTCGTCCCGCCCGTCGTGATAGAAGACACCGACACCAAGGGCCACTGCCGGAGGACTAGCAGCTGTCGATTAGTGCCGGTGTAAGATTCAGCGGTGTACGTCGAACGAGTGAAGGTTCTCCCGCAATACTGGGCGATCATGGCGCTGGATGAGTTGATGAGCATCTCGAGCCGTGCGTCTTGCGATGTGTCAGATATGCCGAGCATAGCCTTTACGTTCGCAAGCGTGCACATCGCATCAGCAGTCAGCGCCATGATCTTCCCCCCTACGCTTTCTTGAACACGGTCACGGCCGACGGAACGGGGCCGACGTTTTTGTCGCCCAGGATGATGGTCGCGCCCGCGTTGGTTGACCCGCCGCCGGTCGCGGCGGGGGTAACGGTGAACTTGATGTAGCGATTCATGCCGCGCAGATCGAAGTTGTAGTATTCGATCCCGGCGGCAGCCGTGGAGTCAGGGACGACCGGGGTCGCGCTTAGCGTAACAGCAGTGGCCGGGCTAGTAGTCGCTCCCTCGACGACGGAAAGCGTCAGTGTGTTCACGGTTCCGGCCGAGGCGATTCCGTACTGGACGGCGACGATTGCCGAATCATATCCGAGCCTATCGATGACGTTACCCACGCGCGCCACGGTGGTAGCGTAGGTATTGATATCGATGGCGGAAAGAACGGCAACGCTCTGAAGAAGATTGCGTTTCATTTTTATCCTCCCCTATCAGGTCTTCATGGCATAAGAGCCCTTAGCGAAGGACGTATCATGCCGAATATTGAAATCGCAGAGAGTGATTGCGCGAATCACGGTCTGATCCGAAGCGAAAGCGGAAATGTTGTTAGTCCCGCCGTCGGAGTACGAAGCCTCGCGAGAAGCGTCGATCATGAGGGCCATCTGCTCGCCCCAGAGGAACTCGGGGAAATCGCCGTACCACAGATCTGAGTACAGGTCAGTTCCGTAGGTCGTTCCGCTGGAAGCAATGGCGTTGGTCACGTACAGCGGCTCGCCGAGGAGCTTGCCCTGAGCGATCTCGGGGAACATTAGCGCGCCGGTCGTGGTCCTCATGGTTGACATCCAGGCTTTCATATCCGCGTTGCAGATGTAGCCGGTGTTCGTCATGGGTGTATTTTTGCGCTCTACCAGGCGGCGGAGGTTGTACGGGTCGTTATAGCTCATGGCCGTGGTCGTGGTGGAAATCTTGTTGCCCGAAGCAATCAAGTTATCGAGCCCCGCAGGAGAGTTTAACGTCCCGGTTCCATACAAGGCCGCCTTGTCGAGCAATGTCTTGAGCACCATCACGAGATCGTCGGTGATGAACTGATCGGCGCTAATGGCGGAAGACCGAATCAGGTCATTGGAGATCGGAACCAACCCGGCCGCCTTCTTGGCGTTCAGCTTGATCGAGCCAATGGTTGATTGGCTCTTGGTGATGGCCGTGTTCTCGCCTACCCAATAGCCGGTTGCAGTAGCATCAAACCGAGGAATGGTCATATTCCCATTCGGCATCGGCACGACGCGCGCGCCCGCCTGGCGCATGATAATCTTGTTGTAGAGGTAAGGGATCACCTCAGACGACAAGACGTTAGGAACGAAGTATCCGCCATCGGAGGGGACAGTCGCGCCCATGGCCTTCTCGACGAAGCCAATAGACATCTCGTCGCCCTCGTACATCTTGCGCGCGAACTCGACGGTCACGCCTCGGTCGCCGCGTCCAGCGGCAAGCGCCTTGACGAACCGGCCGAACCGCACGGCAGGGGTCAAACCCTTCCGCTTGTCGCCTTCAACGTCATTTTCCAGCTTGTGAACGGCCTGATACTTGGCCTCCACTTCATTCTGATGCTCGGCGAACTCCGCCTTTACCGCGCCAACGGCTTTTTCGATGCCCGTAGCGACGTGTTTGTCGATGAGTTCGGAGAGTTCAGTCATGCCGATTTCTTTCTTCTCTTCAGCCATAACTTCCAATCCTTTCTCCGTCTAGCGGAGTTACTATTTCGAGTCGGGCGAACCCGACAAGATTAAAACTTTCTCGTTAGCGACCGGAGCGGATTTAGGCTTCTCGATCCCGCCTGATTCTCCGCCTTCTTCGATCCCGCTTCCTTTTTCGTCTTCGTCAAGGAATGCGCGCATATCCTCGGCAAGCGTCTTGTGCTTGTTGTACATTCCTTCAAGCTTCTCGCGCGAACTCTTCGAGAGCCGCGCCCCGGATTTCTCTTGCGTCTCCATTGAAGCGCCTCCCAATAATTCCGTATGTAGGCCGTAACCTTTCGCGGTCATAAGCGCGTTCGCGTTCGCGGGGACCGCGACAAGCGATAGCTCGAGTAATTCTTGTTTCGTGAACTTCATCCCATACGATCCGGGGATGGGCTCCATTTGATTCCCCTTAAATCCGACCGAGACAGCGGACAGATATCCGCCCTTGTACATATTGTAAATCGTGTCCACGAAAAGTGCGTGCTCGCTGGG